ACCATATGGTGCAGCTATTGGCGGCTTTATTGGCGGCATTGGAGGATACTTCGGTGGTAGTTATGCTGGTGATACTGCTTACAACGCATTAAATACACGGGCAGCAGGCGGTGGTGTTAAAGCAGGTGGTACATATGTAGTTGGAGAACGCGGCCCTGAAGTATTAATGTTGGGTGGGCTCTCTGGTAAAGTTATAGCTAATGGTCAAAGAGGTAAAACATCTCAATCTGAAAAGTATCTTACAGCTGCTGCAAATAAATCGTCGCGAGCTGCTACTAAAGTTATAAAAGGTCAACCTATTGGCCCCACATCATATTCCTCTAAGTTCTCAAACTACCTTAGCAGTCTTTTTGGTAATATGCCTAACTGGCTTAACCGGATTAAAGATTACTTAGGGTTTAATAATGAACGAGGTCCTGATGGCGGGGGCACACTTGGATCAGGTCAATTCGCTGCAGTTGGTGATCTTAGCAAAGCAAAAGGTGATTGGAAGAACGATACAGAATTTATTACCGCGGTTAATGCCGTAGCGCAAAAGTATAATATTGATGCAAATGATCTATTAGGTCTAATGTACAATGAAAGCGCTGGCTCGATGAGTCCATCTATTCGTGGTAAAAATGGGGCTACAGGTCTCTTTCAGTTTATGCCTCAATACTTTGATACTGCCGCAATTGGGCGTATGACAAGAGCAGAGCAAGTAGCCCTAGCAGATAAAAAAATATTTGCTGCTAGTGGGCTGCCGCGAGGCGCAAACGCAGGTCAAATATATGCCTCTGTTTTCCTACCTAGTATTGCGCGTAATCAAGGTTGGTCTGGTGTTATATCAAGAAGCGGTGACAAATATTACAGTAGTAACCCAGGCCTAGATACTAACAAAGATGGTATGATTGATTATACTGATCTTGCAAATGTTATTAGCGGACATCGAACCCGTATGGGGCTTGGACCATCACCAAGCCTAGCGGGTGCAATGTCGACACAAGGTTTTGTAGCACCGGTTGCTGGACAGGTTGGCTCAGGTTATAAATCATCAGATAGACCTAATCATGCTGGGATCGACTATCCAATCCCAGCAGGATCCCCGGTCCGCGCTGCAAAGGCCGGTACTATTATTAGCGCTAGTCTCAACGGTGCATATGGTAATCTCATCATAATTGATCATGGTAATGGGGTTACTACTCGATATGCACATTTAAGACAATTTCTCAAAACTACAGGTACCGTACAACAAGGTGAAATAATTGCTCGTTCAGGGGGTGTACCTGGTGAACCTGGCGCGGGTCGTACAACAGGCGCCCATCTTCATTTCGAAGTACGAATGAATGAAAAATCTGTAAACCCTGAAGCATATCTCGTAGCTGCAACGCCTGAGCAACGTGCGCCCACAACCGGGTTACCTGGAGGTTACAGAAGTGAATATCGCGCAGATGCTCAGAGAAAAATGACTGTACCTTATATTATAACACCAAATGGATCTTCTTTCCCTTCATATGTGACTAGCGCGCAAAAAATAACTAATTTTAATAATTTAAGTCAACAGACGCAGAATGAAATATTAACGTATTTTAAATTAAAATGACAATAAAAGAGGGGGCCGAAGCCCCCTCTAGTTTTTAATTATTGAAAAGACTAAGTCTTACTTAATCATCTTCAGCTAGCTTCTTAAAGAACTCAAAGTCCTCATCATCGTCATCGACGCTAGCAGCTGGTGCAGGACGAGCTTCAGCAGCACGTGCCTGTGGTGCAGGTTGGAATGATGGAATATCTTCCTCATCTACAACATACGCTTGACGAGTATTCGAAGGGGTAATACCTGTAGTAAGACCCAATGCACGATCCAGACGACGCTTAAGTTCGTCATAGGTACGGAAGTTCTTAGTATCAAGAAGTTCCTTCAGCGAGTACTCGGTCTTCCAGACTGATTCCAGAGCATCGTCATCATCAAGCAACGGACCAACTGAATCAAACTCTGACTTATCATAGTTCGGGTAACCCTCGAACTTACGAATCTTAAGCTTGAAGTTAGCACCTGTCCATAGGTTGAACGGATCGACAGGCTTCTCATCTTCGAACTGCGGATTCATCAGATCAGTGATCTTGTCAAAGATCTTCTTACCATAGCGGAAGAGGAATACCTTACCTTCGTTAGCCGGGTTAGCCGGATCCTTAACGACGTAGATATTGGAGTAGTAGTTAAGCTGACGCTTCTGCTTACGGACAGTTTCCTTATCCGACTCAACCCCGGAGTTCCAAAGACGAGTATTCAGCTCAGCGATCGGATCTTGCTGACCAATAGTAGTCAACGAGTTCTCGATATACCATCCACCATTGCCTTTGAAGCCATGGGTGAACATACGAACGAACGGAACATCTTCACCGCTCGGGGCAGGAAGAAAGCGAATGATCGCATAACCGTTACCAGCCTTATCGGTGGCACAGGTCCATAGACGCTCATCGCGCGAATTAGACTGGTTGGAATTGAGTTTGGTTAGCTCTTGATTGAGCTTCTCGAATGAGTTCGAGGCAGAGCGCTTAAGCTCGGAGAACGATTGTGTCATATATTTACCTTTCGTATTTTTATATATTCGATGTATATGGTCAATATGACCGGATCTATTTAGCTCATTAACGGGCGTAAAATAGACTTTATTTTCGCAGTATCATAATGTAAAAATGGCCTATACTTTAAACACCGCTCTCTAATAGAGGGCCATAACACGGTGTCATCTATCCTTATATCCCATAATTGAAAAAAGTGCAAGTGAATATTAAGGATAGTAAAGGTTTCAATGGTTATATTACCTCTACGGTACATAACCAATGCTTCGGGATGCTGACCGTCTTTAACTTTAAATTTGGATATAAACCCATCTTCAAGTTTATCAAGGTCAGATTGGAAGTTGTATGTAATGGCCTGTTGACGAGAAAGATACTGAGTATAGATTCGTTCAGTCTCTTCTACAAAAAGATCACCAGCCCACCCGGTAAAGTTACCAGCTGTATATTGAGCAACGAGATAACCCATAGGGTCTTTGTGCTTAGCTAGTTTGGCGAAATGGTATTTGTCTCTACGTCTGTTAAAAGCATCGAGATTAGCATTCACTTTACCATTATATTTAAAGAAGTCGTAATTAGGTTGCGTGAAGTGCATCTTAACAGCAAGGAATAGTTTATAGGCTTCGTAAGGTGTCATACTGGTAGTTTAGCTGTTTTCGGCAAGAAGTGCAACAGCTCACCCTCCTGTTGAATGTGAGATTTAATCCTGAAGTTCCCTTTGATCATGGTCGCAGCCATCTCAATCTCTACGTCATTTCTCTCACAATAGAATACGATAGCATCCATATATGTAAGATTATGAGCATTCACTAGCTTTTCAATTTCCTTATAGAAAATATCCGAGGACATCATCTTAGAGAACTTCAGGTTTTCACTCATACATTAGCCTCTATAAAAAATATGATCACCAATTGTAACTACTCGACGGAGATTCCAGCGAGGGTTAACGTAATAAGCATGATAAAACTTTGCACCTTTGGTGTTATCACCAATATTACCCAGGTAAACTTGCTCTGCTGCCTTGCGTGCGTCAGCATACTGTGCCATGCTATGTATACGCCTTTTACCTTCGCACACCCATGAGAACTGACATACTCGCTTTGTTCTCTGATGTACTACGCTGCACGGTGTCTTAGGAAATCTCTTATCCTCTACACGATTCATAACAACATTAGTAACAGCTATTTTACCTTTGATTGATTGATTGCCAGCTTCGAAATACGCATTCTCTGCTAAACATTGTATCTGTCTCTTGTCATGTGAACTTAAGTAGACAGGTTCCTTTACAACGACTGGCTTTTCGACTACTTGAACGACATTTACCCGTTCTATTGCTTGCGCTGCCTTCGGTGTTATTAGAGCAATCATTGTAATTATGATCATTCCGATAACAAAGCCTTCAGCCCAACGTATATATGGGAAGTCTCTCTTGCTTTCGAACAGTTTTGTCATTTTATTCCTTTTAGAATAAATGACTTTGGCTGACACTGACAGCTTTGCAGGGCATCTCAGCCCATTCAGATCAGTTACGCTATGAGAAGATACAAAACGACATTATATATGGTATCTTCAACATCCATCCCTCCATTACTAGGAACGCAAAATCATTAGTGTTTTTGTCGGTGATAATTTACGTCGATCTGAGATCGATGATAATTATCGCTTTCTTAGCCATCTATGACTTGAAGCTTTGCAATGGTCAATGGAGGTATCTACCTCCGTCGTAAAAGATTATTTAGCTTAGCTCTAAATAAAGATAGATGCGTCTACCGTATAGATAAACGCATCTATCGATTGGCCGGTTACTGTATCCAGCGATGGCATTTCGTTCCATCAGCTCCACCTATGGTGTCTTTACGCCAACACTATAGCAGTTGGCCGCTTGCGATACATTTTTAAGGCATCGTATTTATACCTTGTTATATACTATTTTACATAATAAGGCAACTGTTATTAATTGCCGTCAATAAAGGACTTAAGCTTCGTTGCTTCCGTTAGAATTTCTTCTGCGGTGGGGAACGTTGGTACCTCAGTCAAAAACTTTACATTCTCATTCATATCAGCCTTACGTGAGGCTTGTTCCCATTGATTATAGAACTTTGCATTGGCTTGATCTTGCGCCATTTTAAGAACATCGAGACGGATTTCGTATGGTGTCTTAGTCATTTTTTATTTTCCTTTTGTATGTGTGTGTTGGTGGGATTCTGTTGCTAAGTTCCCACCGGACTCCCGATTTCTTATGCGGCTAGCGCAAAAGCTCCATATGCGTTGTTATCGTTTGCATTTACGTTTGGTGGCACTTTGCCAATCAATCAGTCTCGAACCGCCCTATTACACGAAAATCGAATTCCATGGTCACCCCCATCATCTATACTGGCCGCTACCTGCACTTCTCACCAGATGCTTTTCGGACTGCAGTCCCTAGGTAACCCCGTGGCGTTCTTGGTGCCAGTATAGATGGTGGAGGTGCGGGGAGTCGAACCCCGGTCTTTCCGCCTTTACTGTTGATTGTCATCAACTGATAATAATATATAGCTCTTTTTGCTATAAATTGCAACTGCTAAATTTCACCAATATCTTGTTTGATATTTAATAGATACTTTGCTCTGTCACGTATCCAGTTCTCTTGAGGAAGATGCATACCGGTGCTACCATTCCAATCAGTAAACTCTTTATCGTAAAAGCCGATCTCATTTGTCATACCTAGAGCATTCCACGTACCCTGTAATGAGGTAAGTTCGTCAGCCCATTGCTGCCACTTTTCGTCTGTGATAACAGTGTCATCTAAGACGTAGTAGAGATACGAATGAACCAACATCTGCATACGGCGTTGCTTGATCTTCTCGGATAGAGTCTGTATATCGTTTACCATAGGTTTATCAGGCTCATCAAAGAAAGCGTCAAGCGATGCCATCAGAACTCTCCGAAGATAGCCTGCTTGATGGAGCCGAACTTGAGATCGAACTTCCACTCAAGACGCTCTGGGCCGTAGAACTCATAGTCCTCAAGCTCGCCTTCGGCGTCAGCGATGATTGCAACGGCGCGTCGCTGATCGCAGTTGCAGAGCTCCATGGTCTCCATAACGCGCTTTGCGAACCTATCCATGTTAGCGGACTGACGAATAGTATCTTCGTTTTCTTGTTCGTTGAGACGAACTACGAGCCGCTCGAACTCAGCGTCGAAAGCTTCGATTGAATCGAAAGTAATATAACGAGGGCGTGAGCCATACACATCCTTGTGCAGGTCCGAGAAGATGTTACCATCCTCAGAATTGGTAGCGGCGTTAATATCAGAAAGAGTAAGCATTTCGTATCTCCGTTTCTTCATCCTATATCTTCTTATAGTAACAAAACGGATTTAATGCAACTGTTATTTTTAAAAAAAGTAAAAAAAGTTTGGTAGTCCTGTCCAGACTCGCACTGGAATCAACCCCTAATCTGGGCTCCGGGATATAAATCCGGTCGTTTTACTTTAAACTACAGGACCACATGGTGCGGGTAGCCGGACTCGAACCGGCACGCCA